ATTGACGATGCTGATCCATTGCCAGTTAGAGTTGAACCCAAAGTTCAAGCACTTCGTGACTTTGGCGAGTATCCTAAAAGGGCTCCTCGTGATGACAAGGTGAATATGTGGTCAGTTGAAGACAGAGCTGTAACCACTATTGACTTTGTACCAGATTTGTGTCGGAATTTGGAAGGTTTTGAGCGCAAATTGTGTAGAAACACTCTATCTTTTGAAACATATGAGCCAACGGAAGGTGGAGCTTGGAAACTTTCTGGTATATTGACTGTTTTGTCAAATGAACATTTTTTGACGAATTCTCATTCTATTCCACAAGGGATTGATTGTAAATTCATTGTTTATTTGGGTCGAAATCATTTAGTTTCCCCGAAGGTGGAGTTTATGGTCAAACAGTCTCAGATTGAGAGGATTCCTGATCGTGATATTGCCATTGTGCGTACTCGTAATTTACCTGCTCTTTTTAATGATATATCAAGAAATTTTGTTAAAGCATCTTATAATGGTGTTTATGATGGCTTTTACTTGATTAAAAATATGGATGGATCAGTCACGAAATTAGAAGTTTTGAATATTAAAAAAGTGCACATGACAAGAACCATTCAAGGCATCTTTTTCGATATGGAAGTTTTTCAAGGAAAGGTTAGTGTGCCCACGAAAGTTGGTGACTGTGGTGCACCTTTGGTAGCCATTACAGGTTATGGACCCGTTATAGTTGGATTTCATGCTATTTATGATGAACCACACACAATTTACGCTGCCAAGTTCGCCTATGAAGATTTTAAGCATTTTTCTTGTGAGATGCAGGTGCAGGTTGGCAAAATCCCCGTTGGGGATATTGAAGTTTATCGTGCTCCAAAATCATATATTGATTTTCATGATGATGGAAATTTGATGTACCATGGTGAGCTTAAAGTTTTCCGTGCCAGACCTCATCATAATGTGGTTAGTTCTGAGTTAGCTAGTCAAATCTATGGCAAAACACTTAATGGTGTTTTACTTGAAGAACGTCTGTATGGTCCAGTAATGGATTCATGGCGGGCACAACAGGCTGGTTTGAGAGAGTTTTTGCAACCAGTTAAACACATGGAAGAAGATCTACTAATCGAGATTGCGGACGTTTGGGTTAATCATATTTTGGAAAATTTGCCCATTGAAGAGTTGACACTCATTAGTCCTTGTTGTCTTGATGCCGCTGTGAATGGAGTTCCCGGTATGGCCTATGTTGATTCAATTAAAAGAAGCACTAGTATGGGTTTTCCTTATTATAAAACCAAGAAAGCTTATCTTGAAGAATTACCAGATGATTTGTGGCCAGAGGGCGTCAAGTTTACACCAGAGGTAGAGCAAAAGATTGCAGACTGGATGGATCTCCTTCGTGATGGAATAAGACTGCATGCTGTTTTTGGAGCAAACTTGAAGGATGAAGCAGTTTCGAAAAAGAAATTGTTGGCGTGTAAGACGAGAATATTTTTTAGTTGTCCTGCAGAACTGTTGGTCATAGTGCGGATGTTCTACCTTGGATTTGCAAGAGTTGTTCAGCGCAATCGTGAACTTTTCTGGGTAGCGATTGGTCTTAACACTACCTCTCCAGAATGGGATGCGCTTTTCCATGTGTTATCTAAATTTGGAACCGACACAACTGTCGCTGGTGATCACGTTTTTTACGACAAGAAGGTCAAAATGCTAGTTATGTATTACGTCATGGATGCTATTAACAAGATTTGTGTTGCGTCAGGGAAATACACTGAGGAGATGAAATTAATGATGGAAGTTTTGAAATACGAACTTATGAATCCGTCGGTGGACTTTTTTGGAATGTTAATCACACTCCTTGGTGGGGAAGTGTCTGGACACCAGCTTACTACGATTTTTAATTGCATTTTGAATATTTTTTATTTGATGTATGCTTACAAAAAAGCTGGTTATGATCTCAATGACTTTTTTGAAAATGTCGTTGGTGTGATCTTAGGAGACGATCATGTGTTATGTATCAATCCTGAGCGACCTTTGTACCACCATACACATATCAAGGATGTGTTAGAGGGCCTTGGATTGGGTTACACTATGGCAGACAAGGACTCTGAGTCACGTCCATATATCTCATTGTATGAAGCACCGTTTCTCAAACGAACGTTTCATTATGATGTAAAATTGGGAGTCCATGTTGGTCGCCTAGAGTTTAACTCAATCGTTAAGATGATTACTGTACAAGTTAGATCAAAAACCGTAATGTTGTCAACACAGTTGGCACAGGCAATTTGCTCTGCTACCAGTGAGATGTTCTTTTATGGTGAGGAAGCTTTTGATGAGTTCAATAACTTTATTAGTAAATTGGACAAGAGCCCTTCACTAAAACAACAAATGTTGGAATATCCTACTTTGAGTTTTGACGCTTATAAACGTCGATTCTGGGGTTCCACTAAAAACCAGGCCTATGACACAGGTCTTCAAAGCCAAAAGAGTTACCTTCCTACCAGTTACTGCTCAAAACAAAAGTCAGTTCTTATCAGTCGAGAGAGAGTGGGGTTTGAAGGATATCATGCTAGGGCGTTCCCCGAAATTTGTTTTTACAAAAGTATGGAGCTTGATACAAGAAAGAACTGTAAGGCAGAGGAGATTAAGTTACCTTCTCAGCACGAAAATAAAAGACTTAGCAAAACAAATGAACAAATGAATGCGATACAATCTGAACATCCTATGACTGAGGGTTCAGAAAGCAGCACCAGTCAACAAACACAATTCATTAACGAAACAAAACCTGAAGTTCTGGAGATGGGTTTACCACACGATAAAGTAGCGAATAGTTTAATTACGGACGCTCATCTCTCAGAGTTTTTGTCACGCCCCACTAAGATAGCAACAGTCACGTGGACCGAGAATCTAGGCGCTGGCAATATAGCTACAATTTCACCTTGGCAGTTGTTCTTTCAGACAACATCCATAAAAAATAAGCTTGAAGGTTTTGGTTACATTCGTTGCAAATTGCACCTGAAATTCACCATCAATGCAAGCCAGTTTTACTACGGCAGTATTGGGGCGTTTTATACCCCGATGCGTGATGTGGTGCAAGACACGACGGGATCGACTTATGGCTATGCACCTGGTTTCCAGGTGTTACAGTCGCAGAAGCCACATGTTTGGCTTGATCCACAAACCACGTCTACAGCTTTGATGGAGCTTCCTTTTCTGTACAACAGGAATTTTTTGAATGCTTGCAGCCTTGCTGAGATGACTGGTATGGGTAAGATTGATCTCACACAGTATGCCGCATTGCGATCAGCTAATGGTGTGACCACAACTGGCGTCAATATTGTCATTTACGCATGGGCCACTGACGTTGAACTCACAGGCTTAACAGCTAATGGTGTTCTACAATCAAAACGCGAGTATGTTGGTAATGGTCAGATTTCAGGACCAGCGTCGACAGTCGCTAATGTAGCGAGCCGTATGACGGACATTCCTGTGATAGGCCCTTTTGCTAAAGCCACGGAAATGGCTGCAGGTGCGTTGGGTGGGATTGCATCAATGTTTGGTTTTACTAACGTGCCGAATGTGAAAGATGTTGAACCTATGAAAAGTTTGGCATTCCACACGTTAGCGTCTTCTGAAATTTCTGAACCAATTAACAAGTTGGGTTTGCAGCCGAAACAAGAAATATCGGTAGCTTCACAACACGTTGGTGATCCCACAGCTGACGCGCTCCACATAACTAATTTTGTGCAGCGAGAGAGTTTTTTGTGTGGTTCATTGTGGACCACGACGAGCAATGAGGACACGATTTTGTTCACGTCTCAGGTTACACCGCAGTTATACGAAAAGTCGATCACAGGTAACCACATTTATGACACGCCAATGTCCTACATTAGTAGAATGTTTGGCTATGGGCGTGGAGATATCATCTTCCGCTTTAAAGTCATTAAGACGCAATATCATCGAGGTCGTCTGAGT